CTTTTCTTTCTTTGACATAGTCACATCTTTTTTGATTTCACCTTCAACCACATTCTTTCTTGTACTTGACATTAAACCAGTGTACATAGTATTAGCAACGAAACCATTTTGATTCGATGCATTCGTCCAAACAACAAGACCACCCAATGCTAAAAGAAATTTCCCTTTAGTATAAGTCAAGACAGGCAATATGTCGCCATTTGCAATGATTGAATCCACAGTATTTAAATTTCCAAACCACATTTGCTGTGTCATAGGGTCATTAATGACCACATTGTTTGCATTAGCAGCGTAGTTGGTAATTTCCATTTTAAAAATTATCATCATATTTTTGTAATGCCTAGTTGCAAATTTTAAGTTTGTATTATTATAATACTCTAAATAAAATTCTTGATTACCAAATAAAGCTGACCCAAAACTATATTCAAAATTGGCTTTTAATCTCCAAACTGCACTTGGCACAATATTCACATTAAAAGATGATAACAAAGAAAACACACTTTGAAAAACACTGTATCCAGGATTTAAAATACACCTAGTTGACATCACATCCCAACCAGTTGCCTTAAACACAAATGTTTCTATAAAATAATCTCTTGAAATGTTTGTGAACCTTGACCTTTTCAGTAATCTGTCCTCTGAAGTTATAAAATCGACATAATTGTTTGCATTTCTAATAGCAGCACTTCTATAAAAAGTTAAACTGTTAAAGATTTCAAAACAAATAGCATTTAATAAAATCTCTGTATCCCATGCTGAATATGCTAACCATTTAGCAGGTGATGTACTATTCCAACTTAACAGCGTAGTAGACAAGCTAACATAGGCATAACCAACTGTTACCCAGTTGAAAAAATCATTCGCAAAACACAAATCTGAGAAGATTGGTTGTTTAAAACAATAACTAGCCCCCCCAAGTATAGCCATGTGAAATACATTGCTCCAAGCTGATTGCATACCATAAAATTCAATGTACTTAGAGATTGCTGATTGTAAAGGTGCAGTCACTTGATCATTAATGTCAGTCCATAACCATCCTGCTAAGTCGATTCCATTGCCGACCAGTGCTGTATCAGCTACAATAACTATATCATTGATGTCCTGAACATAATTAGCCAAAAAGTAAGCCATTGTATTGTTTGCAGCTGCTGCTTGAGCCATTCCTCTAAATGTCAAAACATCACTTAATGGTGTTCGTGTTGCACCGTCTGCTGACACTATCACTGGCATACCACCAAACCAGCCAAATATAGCTAAGTAAATAGCCTTTAATTCAGCCAATGTCCAAAATGGTGCAACAATTAAATGTTTCATATTATTATAAAGCCCAACTGGAACAAAAGCAACTGTACTGACCATTGGTATAATTCTTGCATATACCACAAGTGCCACTGCAAGGCCTGAAGCAATAACTCGATAATTTTGGTTTGCAGCCGCTCCAACCTGAGGTATGAA